AACACAAAAAAGACACCACCACAACATTTTTTTGGCTCGCCCTTTTAATGCTCTCTTAACTGAATTATACGCCTGCTGCAGATCTCTTTCGACCGTTTGCACTGACGTATCTATTTTCATTGCTATTTGATAGTTTTTAAGATCGTGAATAAATTTGAGTTCTATAATTTCTATTTGCCGCGGCGTTAGTTTGGCTTCTGAAATGATTGCTTCAAATTCCTTTCGTGTGGACTGCGAAAGCCAATCTCTTGCCTGCAAACGGCAAGTATCCATATAATCACCTGCTCGCTGCTATAGCTCCTACTAATACCCCTCCTGCAAATCCCCAAAAGGCCTTCTGCCTCTGCTTTAATTCACTTCTGGACTTCTCCTGTTTCATTTGAACGCTCAACGTCTGCAAGGATTTGTTTTGCTCTGCTATTGTTTTTTTGGAGTTCGACAATGATTCCTGCGCAAGCATTAGCTCGCTCCTTATCTTCTGATAAGATAAACGCTGCTCTTCGATTAGCTTCTTCAGCTCGTTCGAGTTCATCTGCTGCAGTTCCAACGTGTTCGATAGCTCTATCAACAGATTTTCCTGTCTGTTTATTATCGTCTGCAATTCGTTGAACTGTTCCCTGGACATCGTTATTGTTTCCGGAAGTTCCTCCGCAAAACAATTTAAAGAAAATGATAAGCACAGCAATAAGGGCAAAACTAATAACAAGATACTTGCTATACCTGATTTGTTTTTCTTCATTCACTTTCTGCCCTTCTTTCAAATTAAATTTTATTTCATTATCATTAAGATAGTTCTATTTTCAATATAATCAACCTGTGCGCCGTTTTCTATACTCCTACTTATATTTCCTAGTGTTTTGGAGATAAAACAACGCACAGGCTAATTCTGTGGCTGGCTTTTATCTTACAGATTGTAATAAGTAATGCACCCTACCAAAATCGCAAGAGCAATACCAGCCCAAATCAAAATACGCTGTTTTTCCATATTAGTCACCTCCTTCCAAATATTTATTCCTGATCGTCCCAAAGATATACACCGGTAGAATTACCATTGTCACGCATATCCACATGCACAAACTCCTGACCGTAATACTCCCCAACACCGTCAAAAATCTGTTTGCAAATATTCGCCAGTTCCCATACACCCATACCATCAACATAGATATCCGCTGCAGTTCCATGTACGTGCTGGCTATTTGATACACCACCTACAGCAGCATTATGCTCTGGACAACGATATGCATTAGTTACATATATAGGTTTACCCACAATAGTACGCAATCTTTCCAACCCATCAAGCAGAACTCCACTAATACCACCAGCAGGAAGTTGTCCACAGTGGTGACAGCTCATTTCACTTTCACTAAAATGTTCACTCAGCATTTTTATCTCCTACTTTCTTTTCAAACTTATCAGGGACACCGTCCCCATCTTTATCTACTAAACTCGTAGCTATGAAAGTGACAAATGCAACCATAGCCGGGCCTATAACCTCTCTTATCAGTGCCAGAAGATCAGACATAACAATCTTATCCAACCACAACCACATATACATCCATGCAGCGTAATAGGTCAGTATCAGTAAAACGACTGCAATAAAATAGCCTACAATGACAGCCATTATTTTTGGCGACATTGAGGCTACTTTGTTTCTGGCACTCACTATTAAGTTTTTTATTTTCTCAAACATAAATATCACTTATCCCTTTGATCACTCACTTTATAACTACACCATAAACAGCTACCGCTAATGTCGCCAACCAAGCCAGTAAACTTACGTTTCCGCGGATGCAGCCGCTTTGACATTCTAAGTTTGTTATACGCTCCTCGTGATCGGCAATTGTTTTTTCTTGCTGATCACATTGTCTATTTTTCGCCTCACCCAAGACAACGAGCCTAGTTATCTCCTGACCCATTTGATCTAACCGTTCAAAAATTCTTCTAGTATCTCCTTCTGCCATATCAACGCACCGCCTAATCTAATATAATAGCATCCAAATCCTCTTTGCTTAACGCAGCCTCTACTTGTGCCTGTTTAATCCATCCTTGCTGCTTGCAAGCACCTATATGAGAAGATAAATCAGCACACCAGGTATATACCTGAGCAGCATTAAGATACTGTACTGTTTTTTCAGTTTCCCCTTCTTTATAGCCCCGGACTGGACATCCTAACGGATATTCGTTTGCAAAACGTTCTGTGCTGACATTCAGTGCAATTCCCTGCATCGTAAGCTGTGTATCTCTGTCGCTATCATACCTCACAGGGCTACCGGTGCATCGAGAAGTAAAACCGCCAGTAATTTTATCTGCTGTCCATGCATCAACAAGTTTAAGCTTTTGGGCTTTTAATTCTTCTAACGTAAGTTCTGGTTCCGGCTCCGGATCAGGCATTTTTTCCAGTTCCCATGTCTTCCCATTAAATTTTATAATGTGTCCATCTGCGCTTGATGGTGGCTCAATAGTTGTTGCGTGCGGTGGTATAAGCCACACTTCTTTCCCTTGCAGTTCTGTTTCAAGCGGGTCTAAAAACGCTTCTGACATTGCACTATAATATCCATTTTTGTCATAATAATATAAATTCATTTTTTGTCCCCCCTTAATATTTAATGCAGTAAATTACAGTCATAGCAGGCGGCTGCACAGTAGTACTTGCACCGTAAATGCTATTGCTACGAGAAGCATCAAAACTGGTAGATACTGCATATTCATCTTCGTTATCATTCCAACCATCGTATCTGTTAGTATTGTTACTTCCTACAAACGCACCACTAATACTAGCTTTAAATGCTGAAATATTACCAGTAATATTAGGCAGCCCAGCTTCGTAGTAAGTTCCCGCACCTGCGCCGCCCTCTAAAAATCTGGCTACTGTATTAGGCAAATTAAATGTAGTACTACCATCGCCGGCACCGTAAGTTGTACCGATTTTATTAAATAGATTAACATAAGTAGTTCTGTTAACTGCTGCACCATTGCAGTGCATATATCCTTCCGGCACCCCTGTATATGCCACGGCGATTATTGTTCCCACTGGGTTGGAGTCTACAATTATATCTTTCGTTCCGTCGAAAGCCACGCCGTTTATTGTGCGGGAGGTTTCTAGTTTCGTAGCTGTATTTGCATTGCCCAGCCATTTCGCAACGCCGACATTTGTTATTCGCGCAAATTCAAAGGCATTATGTGAAAAGATTGCTGTTTCACTTTCATTACTAGTTATTGATGTAGTCGCAATATTGTTACCAATTTTGAAGTAATGACCAGTGGTTTCTGTTGCATTATAGTTTAACGCCCCTGTTGTGCTAGATATGATATTCGCTTGCACTGTTGCTGTACGGGGTTTTACGCCTAAAACAATTTGTCCTTGACTGCCTGCCGCTGTGCCGTTTGATACTATAATGTTTGCTCTGAAAGCATTTAAAGCTGTAAAAACATTAGCACCTTGCTCTATAGCCTCTTTCGTCTTTAACGGCGTCATTGCTTTAGTATCAACTACACCAGCAATAGCTTCATCTGTTGTCGCTATACCAGTAATGCCAGCTAAACCTTCTAAGCTGTCAGCAATACCCTGCGCTCTATCTGCCTGTCTTGTAGCTATAGTTGCTGAAGATGCTGCTGATTCAGCACTGCTTTCTGCACTTGTCTTACTCGCAGAAGCTGAATTTGCTGATGCTGCAGCTAACGTTTTAGATTCTAATGCAGATTCAGCACTACTAGAAGCCGCACTAGCGGAATCTGAAGCACTTTTTTTACTATTTTCTGCAGCAGTTTCAGCAGCCTTAGCATTTTCTTCACTTTTTGCAGATTTGGTTTCACTAGCTTTCGCATTATTCTCACTTGTTAATGCTGCATTTTTACTTGCTAATGCTGCATCAGCACTGCTAGAAGCTGATTCTGCCGAAGCCTGGGCTGTTTCCGCACTGGCAGCAGCAGACGACTGTGATGCAGCCGCAGCATTTTTACTTGCTAATGCTGATTCAGCCGAAGAAACAGCTACACTTTTTGCGTTTTCTGCGGCAGCCACTTTTTCATCAAGTAACGTTTGAACGTTATTAACAGCATCTTCTGCCGCAGTAGCCGCAGCTTTAACAGCGGTATTTTTAGCAGCAACAGCTTCGTCCTTTATTTCCGTAGTCTCATTTACTGCAGCATTTTTTATAGCGGTCAGCTCTTCGATTGCAGTATTTTTAATATTTGTTGTTTCGTTAACGGCGCTCTCTTTGACCTGTTTCGTTTGCTCTAATACATCTTTAGCTAAAGGTAACACTCTCGCAGGGTCCTCCGTCAGCACAAGCCCATCACCAGCATCATTGATTCTAAAACTCATTCCAGCCTTTACCGGAAAAGTATTATTAAAATTACTTACATCAATACCAGCAGATAATGTTCTATTCAATTTTTCATTTAATTGCTGACATATAAAAGTTAGATCGTCAAAAGACAATTCAATATTCTCTGCAAAAAACGGACCTTGATTAACCAGGTTCATTAGCTGATACAATGGCAGCTCACGATAAATAGTTATTTTATGACCATCAGGCAGCGGATAGCCATTAGCTGGATAAGTAACTGTTTTAGCTCCAAGATCAACAGAAAAATTCTCCGTTTCTACGGCAACGCTATCATCACCTGTAATATATACTTTTATATATTCAGGATGATCCGTCATCTGAAATGTTATTGGGAATTTCGTTGTCGCTCCATTACCAACATAAATATCTTTAACTATCGTATTCTGTACAGTCATATGCTCACCCCCTATATTCTTGCTGAGGCCGGAGCATCTTTAACTACAGTAGCATTTAACATACTGGCTATAGTTGATGCTATCTTTAACTTCTCGTCCAAAGATACAGCCTTCTTCTGCTCCTCCAACAGTAAATTTATTTGGTCTTGTATGATAGCCTCTTTATCCATAATTTCACTCCTGTTCTATAACTGGAAGTACGCCTTGGTTCTTCAATAAGTGATAAATAAATAAGCGTCCTTTCTGCGTCCAATAAGTATGAAATCTATTTTCACCGTCAGCAGTAGGAAAAGTCTTACTTTGGGTATATCCGTCACATTGATATTTTTCATACAGAAACCATATACCGCCTTGTTTATACTGAACACCTAATTCATGAAGCAGGCTATTCATTTTCTTTGCGCTCATACCATAGTCTTTTGCAATCTGCGTTACCGACATCAGAGTGTTGTTTTGCAGAATCAAATCATAATAGCTTGCTTTAGGCTGCATTTCATTTATGATCTGCTTTTGCTGCGTATTTTCAATTTGTAGAGCCTGAGCTTTTTCTGCTATTTCAGCGGCCATTCTAAGAGCTGCCGGCAAATCTTTTGGAATTACTTCCTGCTCTTTTAACAATTCTTCCATTTTATTGAAAGCAGCAATATATTTTAGCTTCCATTGCAACGCATCTTTACCGGTAAACCCCATTGCTAAAAGCGTAAAACCGTCACGGTTCATAAGGTACTCAGGAAATCTTTGCCCGCGATATTCGTGGATACTTTCCTGATAAAATTTAGTGGCGGAATTTTCCGCCACTAAAATATTGCGAATATTTCCCAAAACGTCTTTATGTTGTTTACCAAACTTTTCAGCAACCTGCCGACTAGAAACAACTACCTGCCTATCAATGATTTGCACTAAATTTTCCATAAATCGTCTCTCCTTCCAAATAAAAAAGCGCCTACCGAAGTAAGCGCTTTCTATTAAGTTCTAACTAACTTTATGATACTATTTTAACTCATTTTTATAGTGGTTTTGTCGGATACATTTTTAAATTTTTTTACATCGCCTCTGCTCTCATATCCAATAACCTTACATTACTATTTTAACTCTTGTTAAAGGGCATTTTGTCGGAAACTTTTTAAAATTTTAAATACCCAACAGGAAGGGAGTAGATTTAACCGACACCCTCGGCAGGAATTAAACTAAGCTTTGTATTGATTACATCAAGTGCATCACACGATATTTTTATACCTATGTCTTTTATTGTTGTGGCGAAGCATTGCGATTTTTCAGGCGTGTTACAGTAGTTATAAAGTTTTAATACTTCATGCAAAGCAATCAGCTTGCCTTCTAAATCCTTTATCTTCTTCTGCAGCTCCATATTCATAGGCGCATTAACAAGCATAGGTCTTTGTGGCTCACACGACGATTTTACTGGGAACAATTCAGCAGGTGTAAATTTTCGATTTCTCGCTTCGTATATCTTTCTAACTCCACTTTCGGTAAGTACTATTAAGGCAGCGATTGTAGACTTGATTTTATTCTCTCTGCGGTACTCGAATAAGTCATGTCCACGCAAAAAGTAAAAATCTACATTCTCTGTCATAAACCACGGTCTACGAATATAATTTTGAATCGCCGACGCATCAACATTTAAAATCATAGCTACGTCTAACTTAGTTAACACCGGTACGCCTTTCCAATATTTTACCGTAGGCTTATAAGGTTCTTCAATAAGTGTTTGCTGCAAAGGCTTTTTGCTTAGCTGTGCTTCCATTTCGTGAAAACGGTTGATATAAGATGCGGTAAACGACGATCCTTTGCGACCGGTTTGCTTATGAGCTAAAAACTCACAGCCTTTCTTGGTTATTTGATATTTCTTTAATGTGCGACCAGTAATGTCTTTATATGTGGATTCTTGGAAAAAATCACTGAGTCCAATTTTGGTCTCAGTAAGATATTTGGCGTAAACACTTATATCCCTTAATAAATGATTATGTTCTTTTTCTAACATTACTGCTACTTCACGACTGTCCAAGGTTAAACGGTTGATGTTATTCATATTGACTACTCCTTTCACTTGAAAGAAGTCGCCCTCTATGATAGACTATTTCACAGAGGGAAACCTCTGGTGTAAGACGTTGCTCCTGTTTTGACCGACTGGGCAGCGTCTTATTTTTTGTCTCCCAAAAGTAAATGTATCCCTTGACGAATAGCTTCACCCTTAGTTATATTGTGTTTAAGACAATATTCAACTAAACGTTGTTCTGTTTTTTCATCAATTCTTATACTATACTTTATCGCCTTTGGGTTATCTGCTTTTGGTCTACCTGTTTTGGGGCTCATAATTTCACCTCGCTTTATGCCACACATTTATTATATATTTATGTGTGGCATAAAGTCAAGTGTTATTTTCAATAATTTATAAATGTGTTATAATTGTGAAAAAGGAGTTACCTAAAATGATTATAATACTTTTAATAATTATTGCCTTCTTACTATGGAAAATATCTAATAAAGGAAATTCCACAAAAGATAATAAAGTGTTTTCTTATCCATATGCTAGACACACCCCCGTACGAGATTATATTACGGCTAGATTAAAACTTGCCTTTGAAAATTTAAATATATTAGATGGATATTATTCATTTTATGTACAAGCACTTTTAGGATTTGCACACACTCCATATGAAACCACTTTTTCCAATTCAGTTAATATTCGTTACAAAGAAGCAATGGAAAATGATATGCTTTTTTTATATGTATTACCATATTATCATTCTTTGATGTATGCATATGGATTTATTCATAATTTTATGAAACTTGAACATACCATGTTAACCGTATCTAGCAAAGAATTTTTAAACGATTACTGTAATGCAACTGGTTCTGACAAAAAAGCAGTAGAAGAATATTTAGATGCAAAGTACAGAGAATATTCTGATGTGCTAAATAATAACTGTGATTCTGATTTAGTAACAATAGAAGAATTAGAATCTTTATTCGCAAATAAATTAACATCTGATATAATGAATTTATATTTAAATGTTAATGATAAAAATTTTGAATTGCATTTAAGAGCATACATTTCGATCTTTAACGCTCAACATATGCCGAAAGCTTATAAACTAACTCACGAATTTTATCAAACAGTTGTACTAAAAAAATATAAAAACGAACATAACTTCCAATAAATATAACCCCCCTCAAATTTGAGGGGGTATTTTTATTTTACCGTTCTTTTTTCGGCCGACGTCTAAAGATGTCGCCAACTTCCGGCTCCATATCATTGAACAAGATATCATATCCGTTAAAGAATAATTTGTTTAACTGTGCAGGCACGCCTAATGCTGTTCCAACAAATGTAGCAGTAGGCTCAACCAATTCGTCATAATCTGCTTTGTCCTGGTAAACCTTTTGCACCTTACCGGCGGCACGTTCCATTTGCTCTATCGTGCCTTGTACCGCAGTCATTCTATACCCGTAAGTCTGCATGCCTAAAGCCCTGCTCCAGATAGCATTACCAACCTGCCCAGCCGGTCCGGCTAAACTCATAGGGTAAGTAAGCAGTTCTTTTGATATCTTTTTATATTCATCCTTATCTTCTTCAAATGGATCTTCGGCCGACAACATCAAGTTTATAAAAGCAAACATTACAAACTTAGCTCCCACAAACGAAGTAAGACGCATTATGTCTTTTTCTTTTAAGAAGATATTATACTCTCTGGCCCACTGATTATATTGTGTATTGAAGAAGCCTTGGAAGGTAGTAAACAGTTTAAGCATAGGTCCGCCACGCAAAAGCGGTGCAACCTCCGTGACTCTGCTGCTGCCAAGTGTACGTCTAATAACCGTATTGGCAAAGTCCACCGCTTCTGCTTCGCCTGCACCAGCCCTTATTTTTTTGCCATACGCCTGCATCCATACCGGAATAGCAGAAAGATTATCAGTAGCGACCAGCAATCTTGTGCCAAATTCAACAGCTTTCTTTTCTATAGGATTCAGGCTTTCCATTTCTTTCATATCCCGCAGGGAAATATCAGGAAGCACAGACCTTTCTTTCATCCAAGGAGATTTGCTGTAAACAAATTCCTTCGCCGATTTATATCCCTCTGCAAGTTGCATATTCATACTGTAATTGCTCACAGCGACAACGACATCACTATATCCAAAACCATCTACCGCATTACCATAAAGCAAGGGATTACCCAAGTTCTGAACGGCAGTTTTAAGGTTAAGCATAATGGCAGCATTTACAGTACGAGCCCTAAGCCAGTTAGCAACACTGCCCATCCAGCTTTCACCAACAGAGCCGCTGTTAGTACCTTGAGGATTTGCCGCACGTTCAAGATATTCTTTAAAGGCGGAGAAATCGGCCAGGCCTAATTTTTCTTTAATCAGAGTATACATTTCCTGATCGTTCATAATTTTGCGGAAATCGCCCATGACCTCACGGAAACACAGATCATGTATCGTATCCATAGCAACATTAAACTCTGCTCCACGTTTTAGATTAACAGGATATTTAGCCTTAACACGTTCTTTTAAATGGCCTCGTCTGGTGCTCATTGTTCTAATATTGCGGCCTTGTCTGGGGTCAGTATCAGAAATAACTTCTTGCCCAGCGTGTTTAGAACCAGTATCACCGTCACGCATCAGCGGGAAATAACCGCCACGCATAACAACAGTCTTGCCGTCTGATAACGTCAGCTCTACAGGCGACGCTTCTACTTTCTTAGGACTAAAACCTGTCCAACGAGTTTCAAGAGCTTCCATTTCAGACCAGTACATCTCTGCAATATCTATCTTAGCCTGTGCATATTTTATATCCGCTTCAGTAAGATTACGCCCTAAGAAGTCAAGTAAATTGATTTTAGTCTGTACGATATCGCCATCTACCCACAAGGCAGAACTTTCAAAGCCTACCGGTCTAGTGCTGCACAATACTCTGGCACTGCTCTCGTTTCCTAAATTCATAAGCATTTTTACTAAAACGTGCTTATCTACAGAAGTACCTAGCTCGTCATATTTTTCCTGATAATCGGCCGCCTTTTCTGCAGCTTTATCCGGCAGCCATTCCCTGTAAGCCTGCGCTGTTTTTTCCTCATATTCTAAAACTTTTCTTGTTTCATTATCGGCTGCTTCTCGAATAGCTGCGCCAAAATGTTTGCTAAAAAATCCATACTGCCAGTCGTCCATCATTTCAAAAAGATTGTCCGTACTGCGCAAAGATGCTTTTAGCTTCTCCATTACTGTAGGCTGCTGTGCAACGCCAACCTGCGGTTTCCAGATAGTTTTCAGCTTATTAAGTGTGTCCTGTGCTTCAGCTTTAAATTCAGCATATGTAGCACCTTTCTGTAAAGCATTGATACTCATTTCCTGTTTAGCGATCGCTTTGATATTTTTAAGCGCATTTACTATATCTTCAAGCTGGCTTGCCGTCATACGTTCACGAGGATTTGTAATGCTAACATTCTCATCCATTATCCAATCAGCAACTGCAACATTGTCATAAAGATCATCCATATCATTCAGATAGTCTGATAAAGTTTCTGTCTTTTCAAAATCAGAATAATCTTTACGCTTATAACCGAACCTTTCCATAATTGCTGCTGCTTGAATAAAGTTTCTTTCATTACCCCACGTTTCCCTTTTAGCTTTAGCCTGCTTCCTGAAATAATTCTGCCACTTAGCATACTGATTACGCAGTCTTACGCTTTCAACTACACAAGCATGATTAAACGCCTGGACGTTTTTATATCGGACCGCAGCAGAATAATCATCATTTTCCAATGCCACAGCAGCTTTAGCCGCAGCGTTTCTTTCGGCAGTAATATACTTTTGGGTATTCAAAGCCTCCTTTAATTTTACTCTATTCTGCAGGTCCATTTGCGCCTGGATTTTAGCTGTTTGCCTGCGTGCAACAGCAAGTTTTCTAAGAGTTTCAGCATCACGCTGACCCTTTAACAAGCCTTGTGCTTTATCCTCAATAAGCTGTGCTTCTGTATTTATCAAAAGACCGCTCTCGTCATTATACATAGCATCACGTGCAGCTTCTTCAGCAAGCCCTCTCTCTTTGTAAATATCAGGGAAGGCGTCTTGCACCATTTCATCAATATGTCTGTTAACCGCACCATTAAAAGATGGTTCTGACATAATCGTTTTAGCCAGCTCGTCACCGGAAGTAAAACCATTAGCTTCAGCTATCATATCAAAAGTTGCCATTTTACTTTCATCAAAATTACCTTCTAAATATCTGTTAGCTACGCCCTTCGCTGTTTTTAAATCAGATGCAATATCAAGTATCTGCTCCGAAGCCATATATAACGGCTGTTTTGCAATCGCTTCTTTGACCTGCGGCTCTACATCTTCACGATATTTTTGAATCCGGTCTTTACGCTCCTGATTGAAATTAACAAGGCTTTCTTTTGTTAATAACTGTACTGCCTTATCGTGAGCTTTAGCAGCAAAATTACGCAGCATTTGCTTGCGTGGTTCTGAAAGTGTATCTAACACAACATCTGGCAAAGCAGAAAAATAACCGTCAATACGCTCCATTTCTGATATTTGCTCTTCACTTGCCAGCATCCTGTCAAAAACCTGCCTTACTTCATCGTTGATTGGAACAGCATTTTTACTGCGCTTATCCGAAAAAACGGCGTTATAAATAGCAAGCAGCCATTTTTTGAACCTGTTAAATACCGGCTGCAGCTCTTTTGAGGGCGCCTTGCCTTCAAGCATATAAGTTTCTGCGGCCTCTGCCCAGCGTTCATGTGCTGCTGTTTTTTCTTCCTGCGACAAGCTATCCCAGTCTTTAGTTACACCTGCATAATCAAGCATAGTCTGACGGTCTTTTTTCATCTGCTCTGTAGCATTAGGGAGAGCCCCTTCACGCATGAGATTCTCAATAAAGTAATGTCCGACAGCTTCATGAATAACAGTGCTCATATCAGCACCTTCAAACAGGCTGATAATTGCTTTGCCTTCTTCGTCCCAGGTGATAGCGCCTTTTTTATCGTTATTAACTTTTTGATTATAACTGTTGATTATTTTTATTGCCTGATCGTCAAAAATTACATATGATTCTCCATCTACCATTCCAACATATTTAATGCCTTTTATCCCTAATTTATTTAAATGTTCAGATGCTGCTCTGGCTGGATTTTCCGCCCCCCTCCTTTTCATCTCAAACATTAATTCTTTATAAAAGCTTCTGCCGCTATTCGCACTCCCACCAATTCTTTCTAATTCAGCTTTAATAATCTCGCGTACTTTAGGCGGTTGCTTTTCAATAGATTTATTTTCATCAAGTAATACATCATTTTCAGGGATTTCAACCTCAACTAGAGAGCCTTCGCCAGTATATGTATCACGGCGTCCTTTCAATCTATCCCTATACCGTTTAGCAGTATTTTTGCTGAAAGCAAAATACAAACCCCATCCATGGGCCTGTATACCTGTTCCTGTGCCAACAGATCCCAAATCAAATTTTTCAAATTTATGTGGGCTTCCGTGAAAAGCGGTCTGGTAGTATCCCTGCATTTCTTCTCGTCTCTTGCGGAGTGCATTTTCATCTGGTATACTATTATTAAGAAAACCGTCAAGGTCGGTGCCTTTGATAGCGGAATCGCTGCTATCAGACTGTAACCACTTGGCGGTTTTTTCTTTATTTACATATACAACTCTGCCTTTTTTGATATTATGCTCAATAAACCAATTATAATTTGTGCCATTAGCACCGCCTTTACCATAAGCGCTGTTAATGGCATTTACTTTATAACGGTCACGGCTTACATCAAGATCAAGTGGAACAATGATAGTAGAGCCTTGCGCATCTTTCAAATCCAGCACTACCACCTTCCGCCCTGAATAAGAATCTAATACCATTATAGGATCAGCAAATGCCCGTGGTAATTGTTTCAAAAGGTCCGGTGTCATACCATCAAAGTGTTTTTCAAAAATATGGTTGATCCTGCCACCGTCAATAGTTACAGGCAAAATTTTACCGCCTGCAAGGTTTATCGCAAGCGGCGTAGTCATTACCTTATATGGTTTCGTTTCGTTCAACGTACCGGCTTTATATTCATCTACGATACCAGAAAAGTTATTTTCATCCTCAAGCAATTTTTCGTTAGCACTTTTAGTTTGCATATACCGGCCATTAGGAGTGCTGACAACTCGTTTGAAGCTTAAAGGGTTATCTCTGAAATACTGCATAGGGTCATCAGGATTAGCAATCATAGCACGGCTGGTTAAAATAGCCAGGACGTCACCTGTTTCCTTTTGATTTAGTCCCGCTTCAGTCAATTCATTTCTAAAAGTATCAACTGCAGTTCTAAATTCCTCGTCGTTCTCCAACGCTTTTTTATAAGCGCTTTGGAGAGCTTTTTTATTTCTGGCGCGTTCTTCTGTATAACCACCCTGTTCAAAAGCTACGTTATTGCTTACAGCCTGGAAAAAGCCAGGATTTTGAGCCTCTGCCGCACAATACGTACCCATTGGCATTTCAATATCCTCACCACGAACAGCAGCCGCCTGCAGTTCAGAAACCTCTATACCAAAGGTATCTTTTACATCCAGGTTAGGATTTGCCTGCGCATATGTAAAAAGGGTTTCAGCATCTACATAAGCCTTTTCTTCTGTCGTTTGGTTCAGTACTAGTTTGCTGGCGGTAATATCTACGTCCTTACTGTTTTTCATCGTTTCCGCAGTACGTACAGCCTGCTCCTGCATAACTCTATTTGCATTACGGTCTACGGCAATGCTTACCGAACCTCCAAGACCACCAAACACCGCACCAATAGCACCGGAATAAGCGCCTCTTTTAGTGATTTCTCCAAATTCATGATAAAATTTAAGTATTTGCTCTTGAGTGGAAAGATTCGCATTTTTAGCCCATATTTCAGCAGCAGCATCCGGGTATTCCTGAATCCATTCAGTAATGCCTTCTGTCAATGCAGTTTTAAAAACTTCTTTGGCCTTACCGCCCATAGTTGCGATTTTAGCGGCTCTTGCTCCTGCTCCCATGACTTTGCCCAAGCCCACTTTTTCAAGAGCAGACTGTGCAACAGCGTTTAAAGACGCCGCAGCTCTGGCTCTGTCATTAGATACCCCAGCTTCAGTAAGATCTAAATATTGGCCGCCTGCAATCTGACTGCCCATAAAAGCAGCAGCACTCCAGCCGCCTGTACTGATTGCGACGCCGACCTGTGCCGCTAATTGTGGTGCATTCTGCAGTAAGTCATAATAAAACTGGCCTGCCGCAGTTTCAGCCTTTACTTCTTCCGGCTTAAATATTTCACTGCCACCAATGCGTTTAGCTTCAGTACCAATAGTTTTTAGCTTATCTCCACCGACAGCATACAAAAGCCGTCCTATTGTATCTGCGCTAAAAACCTTGGATTCCGTTGTCAAGTCAACATCTTTTTTATCTGCACCCAAATCAGCAAGCAGTGCAACTGCACCATAACCGCTGCGAGCAACATTCTTAAAACCATTTTTCAGCGCTGTAATACTTTTCCAGTTATTTTCTTGCTCGCCCCAAAATTCTGCAGCTTTAGTACCGGCAATGCTCATAAGCACAGGGTCTTTTAACGCCTCTGCTGTTCTTGGTGCGATCTTCTCATATTTATTCCAGTCATAATCAAAGTTTTTAGGTAAATAATAATCAGGATTACGAGCTGCCATTTGAAGCGATATATTATTTGCATTAGCTCCTTGTAATGCTTTAGTCTTTAAATCGTCTGGTATAAACTTTCCTGCCGCTGCTACATCGTACAATACAGACCTTGCCATATTACCACTCCTCGTTAATTTCTCCTCTTAATGCCGCTAAGTGACGTTGTTTGATAGATTCAATAGCATCACTGAAATTCATTGCTGCCAAACCAGTACGCTCACTGGCTCCCCAATCACTGAACCATGGAGTGCTTTCATTTTGCTGTACTGCGGTTTCATTCTGCTGTGGCATCTCCAGTAAATGCGGAGCTGCATCTACACCATTGCTCAAAGCTATAGCAGCAATCTGCTTATTGAGCTCCTGGATATCCATAGGCCTATTTTCTTCTGTAACTTTTTTCAATGCCGATACTTGATATAAATCATTAGGGTTTATAGCTCCAAAAAATGTTTTTGCACTTCCCAAATCAATATTATTGCCGTTACGTTTTTGATAAATATCTATATAAGGGGAAAGATTAGGTGAAAGGCTACTCTTTAAAGAACCCCATTCAAGTTGCTTACTGTTAAAGCTTTTATAAATAGCACGATTTTTAAACGCCTCTTTTAGAACTTCGTTCCCTGTCGCAAATCTTGCATCAGGGTCAGTAATATCTTGCAATGCATTATCCAGAAAAGCCTGCAAATCTCCGCGTTCCACTTTATCATCAATAGTTTCATCAATTATAATAGCTAAACGTTTATCAACATCCTTATTTCTTGGATCTTGATTTCTAGCAAAAGCCAATAACCTGCTTCTATCTGCTTCACCCAAGACTGTTGCATTTTGGTTGATTAACGATACTGCTTCGGCTGGTGTTACAGTGCTATTCGTAATTGCATCCTTGATTGATTTATAAATGCCACTATTAGATACCGCAGCGGCAGCTTTTGTCTGAATGCCTATTAAATCATCACCGAATTTTAATAACGTCCGTTCTACATCTGCATCTCCACCAGAAGCACTAAAAACCATATTTCTCATATCCTGCGAATCAATAATACCTGTTTTAAAATTATCCCATAATCTTTGTTCTATATTTTTTATGATCATATTTTGCTGATTAGTTTTAATGGCATCATTAATATTTTTCTGTTGCACATAATTGTTCCAGGCCTTCTGCCTATCTTCCAACGTAGGCGCATCGCTTATCGGATGAGCAAAACCTAAAACTTTATAATGATCTAAATCCAAAGCAGCAACTCCATGCGTACCGCTTTGAATTACTTTTCCTGTAGAAGCATCATAAACCCCTACATGATCGCTGTCGTCATTATCTTCCCAATCCCAATAAACAATATCACCATTTCGAAGCTGATTCCGTTGGGTAAAAAATACTCCATTGTCCTTTGCATCTTCCATATTGGTTGGCGCCCACGTATTTCCTTCTTTAGCTCCAGCAGATCTCAACCATCTATTGATACTAATAGTGCAAGTATTCTCACCATAATTATTACCTATATCTGCACTAGCTGCTTTTACAATCGCCTTACCATCAACCTCTGTTTTAAAATTATCGCCAAAGATATAATCACGTGCAGCGCCTTCATCCTCACCAAAAGTAGCATAAAGGTTCTGTCCCATGTTAAACAGCCGTTCTTCTTGTTTGCGAGCATAAACATTTTTAGCATAGGCACTTGTTACGCCCGGATCCATATAAGGACCATATTTTTCAACATAAGCTTCGGCCGTATTTATATCGCCATTAGCATAACTTCTGTCTATCAACGCCTGACCTAATACTCCAGTCCATTTTCTATACTCTAAATCAAGCCTTTCTCTTCCATATGTTCCATATCTGGAATTTATGGCGTAATCAATTTCTTTTTGTACATCGGCTATAACTGCAGGGTCATTAGGAGATAAAACAGCCTTTTGAACAGAACTATTTATAGAATTAGCAAAAGTAGTATTCTGCCAGGCTTCAAACTGCTGCGCTCTGTATTGCCCCAAAACTCTGCGATTAGCATTATCAGTTTGCTGGGTGCTGTAATCAAATAACATAGCACCTTTGCCGTACTTTACGCTTTGAGGACTTTGAGCCATAAGCTCGCTGCGTATCTTTCTTTCACCAGCTTCATACTCACCGACAATGTCAAGAGCGCCTTTTTCTTTTTTCTGCATCAACTGCATTCTTAGATCGTTAGTACGTTTTACATACTCATTATTAGCCTGCAGAACGTCGGTTCTTATGATCTGCTCTCTTACATGCTCAACACCGGCCTGAATAATTCTACCGGTCTGGGATGATTCTCTTGCAACAGCCTGCTGACCGCTGTTATCATAGCGGACATTAGATACTTTACTTGCCGGCGCTCCTAACTGCGCACCTACTTGGAAAATGTCGATTGCCATATTCTAGCCTCCTTTTGGGTATAGAAAAAGCGCTTTAACAAATTGTTAAGCGCTTAAAGGTGTGTTATAATGTTGTCCGAGATAGTTTAACTATGTTGGCTTATCAGTCCGTAACTGATTGGTGGTGATCCTATGAGCATATATCAAGCATTATCCCTAATGATAGCGTTTGGTATTCTCGTGGCTACCATTATTCTTGCCGTAAAATAGCAAGAAAATAAGCCCAACGTAAGGTCGCGGGCTCGTTTTCAATCACATTCTTGTTACGAGATGAGCTAACGCTACCACACGTTAAACTATCTCTTTTCACATTTTACAATTATGAGGGAGAGCCAGCGTGCGACCACTGACTATCTCTTTTCGTTTATTATATAATACATTTCGTACTAATGCAACACTCTCTTACCACTCTCTTGGTACTCTTTTCTTAAATCCAGTTATAACCTGTGCTTGTACCATAAGTAGTTTTCCACTTACTAGAATCATAACCGCCTAAAGATATATTACCACTATTACCCCATCCATACCCGTCACTTCCTTTTCCATACAAGGAAGCACCTTGCTTTCCTGCGCTCTTAGGACTGTATAAACTACCTGCAAGAGATAACCCACTCATAAGCATATTATTCATAAGTGCACGCTTACCGGCTTTACGGTAATTGCGTGCATTTTGATTATAGATATCACGTTGATTAACAAGGTCAGTAGACTGCTGAAAAATATTCTCAACGCCTTGCCTTGAATTATAGCGTTCAATAGCAAGCTCTGTTTCCATATTATACGCACTGTCAGCTAAAGCGTTTGCCGCACTGCCTGAAGCTGTTATACCGGAAGCGCCTATATTAGCCCTCTGCTGGCTTAACATAGCGTTCATACGCCGGCGTTTGTTTTCTTCGTTGATAGTATTTGACTTAGACTGTTCTTCAGCCTGTGCCTGCAGTTTATCTGCGTTCTGATTCGCTATCTGAGCATTTACCTCTGCCTGTTGAGCGGCAGCGTTATATTGCTGCTGCTGCGCTCTGCCCGAAATAAAGCCACCCAAAAGAGTGGCGCCTATTGCTGCCGCTACGCCCATTATTCATCATCCTTTCTAAACTCAAAAAAGTGATGCGGCAGATTATAAACTCCATGCGGCGCTGGTTCATGTATTTCTGCGCCAAGCCATTTAAGCCAACGCATTATATTATCATTTCCAACATTGACCCAGTTATATAACCTGTCGTATCTCTTTAAAAGCCCTCTTACAGCCTTTTTAGTCTGCCTTCCGACAAATACCTTATGGTTCTCCGTTTCCTTCGTCATAAGCAGCCATACGCGACCCTCGTCGCTCATTATCGAAGCTTTTCTCACTCCATATACAGCAGCGGGTACGCCGTTGATATGCAGGCAGCCGATTTCATCACTGTGCTTCAATCCATCTAAAATATCATTAAGAGCGTTAGGGCCAATAGCAGAAAATAGTTCACTGTAATTATCTAGTTTAAGATTAGCCGCTATATACTCAGCGTCTGCCCTTGTGGGCTTTACAAATTCATACTTTACCATAATACACCTTACCCTTCTATTTCCGGAATCAAAGATAATACAGTCATCGGCAGCGGGTCAGGCTGTTTAATTATTATCTGCTGAGTTTCATCATAAGTGGCAGACTTGATCGTTACTTTAAATTTACCTGTTTGCAAACTAATCGGTTCCCCATAGGCTTCATTACTGCGCCATTTAAATTCATCTAATTCATTCTCCTTCATTCCAAACAATCCACCACGGCTATCTTTAAGTAATAATGTAACTGTAGCAATTCGTTTCTTCCGACTTAAATATGTGCCATCTTGAGCTGTAAAATCTATAGGCAGTGTTTTTATTTCCGCATCTATAGGCAGCCCTACATGGACCTTCTTGTATTTATTTCCAAGAAGAACCTTGCCGTTTTCTACAGTTTGCTGAGGAAGTACATTTCCATCTGCCAATATAGCCACAGTATAACCTTCTAAATGCTCAAGACCTGATATTTCATCGGTCGGCTCTCCTTCATAGGTTATCCCACTATCGACGAAAAACTGATCCTCTACATTAGTACTTTTATCACGGCTTTCCATTATCTCCACATAATACTGCCCGCCGCGTTCAATTACTGCATATAACTTATCTTCTGTTGCTCCTCCAATATTACATACACTAACAAACTTCCCGCCTGCCGTGGTATGCTGGTGCCATGCGTAGATATCCTGTTCCTTTATGTAGGTAAGCCCTAACAGCAAACCATCATCACGCACACACCAAACAATACTGTTAGGTATCTGCTGATAGGTCATAGATATTATTTTATGCCCTTCAAACAAGTGCGAAGCCAATAAATTTAAATCATCACCGGTATATTTATCAACATCATAGCTGTAAGCAAGGTCACGTATGATATTGCCCTGGTGCTGCACATAAATAATCCTGCTGCCGATAGTGACAGGATTAACATCTGACACACCCCTATATTCCTGCGGTTGACTTAAAACATTGCTTCCTGTAATGGCTTTGCCGCCGCCGCTTACTTTAAATTCTCCACCGGTTGTTAACAGCAGCATTTCACCAAAAGCTATAATTGCCTTAATGCCATTCATTTGTCCACCGTTTAAAGTGGCCGTAATTCCATCATCATCGGCAGACGGTATGCTTGTTCCAAAGTTATAATAGTCTCCTGTTTTGCTTGTCCAGAATGTCTGCGGAAATCCTTTACTTCCCGCAAAGACTAACCTGTCTTCATAAAAACCTGTTGCAGAAGGATACCCTTTTTCACCATTCCAAGCAGCAAAAGCAAAATCGCGAGTTTCATCTGTAGAAGCCAACTGTTTTTTTACAGTCCCTTTCACTACTGTAGGACTGACATATTCGGTGATCAATACATGGCCCGTATAATCTCCGCCGATGCTTTGAATGGTTATATAGCCTCTCTGCTTCTCATTTTCACCGCTCCAAACGCCTGTATTAAATTCAGTAGAAGTAACTCTGTAACTAGCAATACTTTCAGACGTGTTCTCCTCAGTCAAGCTATAATTCTGGCTTCTGTTCCCACTCTGTGTTCTTACATTTACCCATTGCAAAGAAACAGGATCATATTTTTCCAAACTAAAATTACCATCCCAAAAACCAAAACTTTCTACATAGACATTGGATTTCGGTAATACGCTAACCTGCAGATCTCCACCTGTACTAATTGGTGTCCCTTTTTTGTAATCTGTTTCTAAAAAGTGAGTTAGAGAAAAAAGGCTCCCTTCATCACCCTTGGAAAAAATAGCCGAAGAAGCAGTCAGGGTTATATCACCATACACCTCCGAAGCTTTTACTGTTGCATTATTACCAATAGATAAAGTGTATGAAAGCCTAATCCAACCATCATTACCACTCATACCACTAACATTACCATAGCCACCATTGCCACCAAGAGCACCGGATCCATAACTTGTGCCATTACCACCATCATCAGCAGCAGTTGCACCTTTTCCACCACCGCCACCCAATGCATTGATTCCTAAAGCACTGGAAGTCCCACCACTATTACCATTATCAGCACTACCAGCAATTCCAGTTTGTTTTCCTTGTCCACCTGTACCTCCTGCACCAACTATTAAAGAAATTGGTTCAGAAGGTATTTCTAATATTTCTTTTGTTATAAAAGCACCTCTTCCACCTGTTCCACCACTAAATTTGGTTGAAAGATGTTCAGTTTTTCTTTCTATGCCACCTCCACCGCCGCCACCGCCTCCAGCCATTTCAATATTTATTGACAACGCCGAAGACGGTATTGTTATATTATATGCACCTGGTTTTCTCCATTCTAATACTTTAGTAATGATGCTATTATTATTATACCTAGTTTCATCAAACGGTCCGCCTGTAATATCCATTGCCTCAAAGCGCCAGTCTAAATTGCCATATCTTGTAAGTGTCATTGGTGCATGTGCAGGATGAACAATGAAAAGTACGTCAGCACTCTGTGTATATTTTATTTTTGCAGCATCTTCTAAATCTTTATCAGCAAAAAAGTTTTCTATGCTATATGGTGAGCCATCTTCTTTAACAACAATACCACCATCTGTATAAAACTGGCATCTGCCAGCAGTAATTTCAACAATATAATTTTGATCTGTGCTGTACATAAATGGTATTAGCACAGCCTTTTTATTATTATAAGTCTGCGCTATGAACTTAAAGCCTGGTCTATTAGCAGCGCCACCATAACGCAGAACGAAAAAATTTCTTAAAACAGCAGCCCCGCTGTCATATTTAGCAATATCAGTACGTCCATACATAGACGGTGACAATTCACCGCCCGCAAAACTTGATTTTAATTGATAGAGTGCCATAATTATGCCCCCGTAAATCTTGCTGCCGCTAATCTGTCAATGTGCGGATCCAGCAAATGTTCTTCATCAGCGTCAGTAGAGCTGGCTTCTGCAAAATAAGCGTTATAAGCCTGGATACACATCTGCGTTAAATCCAATTTGCCAGTCAACGCATAAGCAATTTCTGCAGCGAGCTTCCACCCAAATGCCTCTACAAATTGAGCATCATATAAATCTGCGTCGGTAACATCTACAGTGTATTCAATCCAGGCATTGCCGATATTAGTATAAATAGCTTTCCCCTGTTTATCCGAAACGATTTTATATTGGTTATCCCTCGGCAGACCACAAAAATGTTCATTATACATCATTCTCAGGCATACTGCATCAGCAGGGTAACGATATGCATACTTCCAGTTAGGAGGCACATCTTGAAGAGCAGCTAACTGTACACTTCTTGTAGCAAATGTCCAGGGGAATTTCCTTAACACGGCCTGTCTAACATAGTCATAGCAGCGACGGCATACTCGTGCCGGCTCGCTGGCTTCGTCAAGTCGTTCTATTGTAGCTACGCCTATATGATTAAGTGCAATATTACAAATCTCAACCTTATCCATAATTTCACCTCTGTTATAAAGAAAGCCGGGGACATATGCCCCCGGCTGATTTAATCTTGCGCCAGTGCCACTAATTCATTAATAATAGCTTCCCTGGATTTCTGACTTGTTTTTATTCCCTGTTCTTTGGCCAATTCTTTTAAATCATTAAAGTTCATTGCTTCATATTGGAGATAACGCGGATCGTCATTACCGGAAGATACTGCTGCTGGTCTATTAAGTTTCACAAAATGTTCAGGAACCTTAATATTATCTGAAAGCGTTACAATATCATCACGCCTATACATACGACCCAAAGTAAAACAATTACGCTTTACTTTGTAAGTAGCCATTATAAAGTTACCTGGATGCCGTCAGTCATATAAGCAAAGACCTTGCCGCCCACAGCCTCACTAGCTGTGTAAACCAATCTAATATAACGATTACCATATTTGATTGGAGAAAAGAATTGTGCCACAGTACAAGCCCTTGTTTGAATCAGAGAATCAGGTACACTTACCTCAACCTCATCAGCAGGACTATCAAACCCCTCAGTTGCAGCAGATTGTACTTTAACCTTAGTAATCTTGCCGGAAGTCATTGGTGTGGTCAGTTTTACGTCAAAGTACAGCGGATGCATAAACCCGCCTGTACTTCCTAAATCAATAACATTGCTGTTTGCGCTTGCGCCGGTAACGGCCTGATTCTCAGACAGCAATAATTGAGCATCAATACGTGCCATTTTATATTCCTCCTTTTTAAACAAGCTGAGATTCAGTATTCAGAATAGCTGCGCAACGCTGGAACGGAACGCCCCAGAAATTAACAACAGGTTTTCCTTCAACTGTATCAATAGACAGCATAGTATTTTTGTCATTACGTGCAGCCTTAGCCATAAAAGCCTCAAACTGCTTATTGCAGAAGATCTGCAAATTGACATTATCAGGATTTTCAATCTGATAATAACCCTCGATCAATTTGTCGAAGATTGTAGTAGTAGCAGGATCTTTTAAATCAACATTGGCCAAACGCACAACATAACGAGGATCTTTAACTGCAAGGCCCATGGACCAATTATATTTGCTAGTATGAGCAAAGAATACTTCGCCGTTATCGTTCGTTACTTTTTGTTTGCCCAAATACTCATAAGTAAAACCTGCTGTATCGCCTTCTGGGAACAAGCCGTATACCTGCTGCTCTCCAAAGCCTACAAACCATACAGAAGTCAGGTTATCACCCTTGCCACCACAATCAATGATTTGGTCTGCCCAAATATCCTCCTGATTAGCCTTACTGTAAAAATAAGCGCCTAAACCAGTGAATCCTGCAGGGTTGATCTTCTCGTCGCCATAGAAAAGCGTAGTCGCCATTTCTTGGTTCATTGCTTCAAGAAAGGCAGCATTCTCGCTCATCATCCAAGAAGCCTGCATATTGTTCTTTCGTGCAAGCTTTTCGTCGATTTCAGCCAGCGCTTCCATCTCGCCACAAGTAAAAGATACTTGCTTAGTTTTAGACTTGCTCGGCTTAGTCCCTCGATTAATCATTCTCCACGCTACATCAGGCAAAGAATAACGTAATGTAGCTAGTTCAGAATCCTTAGAGTTACACATTTTGAACTTCATAATTCTTAAAATCTTATTTGTTTTGCTTTGCAGTTCAATAATTTTTTGATACTTTTTGTCGAACCCTTGACGAGACGCAAAGTCTTGAAGGGTTGCGAAACCTGTCAAATCTGGCATTATTTACCACTCCTTAATATTTTTATTTGAACCCACCGCCGGAAAAAAACAGCTCGGCGTCGGCCGGTTCCTTAGATTTAGGTGCTTGCCCATCAGGCGGTTGGTCTTCCATAAGCAAGCCTCCAATGTTTTGCAGCATTTTTTGTATTGCCGGATGATTGGCCACACCTGTATTTACAAGTACCTGCATAGCCTCACCACCGCCAAAAGTATTAACAGCTAATTTAGCAGCAGCAATGTTCTCACGAGAAATAAGCCCCTGCTTTTGGCATTCAGCAGTCCAACCGTCTACAATTTCCTCCTGCTTATGCATAACGTCTAAAACTACTTTGCTATGCAAATCAATCAGCTTAGTAGCCTGCTCCTGAGTAAGCTTTGCGTCTTTAGCAATCGCTGTAAAATCAGCTTCCAGTTCAGGCGAAAGTTCCAGCCCGTCCTGTAGGTTGAACTCATATTTGTCAGGAACAACAGGCTCTTGCACAGGATCATCAAATACATTTTTAGGTGTAGTTACAGGATCACCGTCACCTGCAGGCATTGGCTCTCCACTCGGCTCACCTTCAGGAGCAGGTTCCGTTACAAACGGGTCACCGGAAGGAGCAGGTTCCGTTACAAACGGGTCACCGGAAGGAGCAGGTTCACCGCCTCCACCAGCACCATCTGCTTCAAAAAACATTTGTGTAAACTTATTCATGTCTTACCTCCGCTATGTCGTTATCTACTTTAAAAAGGTCATCGTCCTCTAAATCAGGAGGGTGTCTAGCACTCTCTGCTTCATTACGCATCAGCATCTCTAAAGAATGGCCATCATTCAGCATCCGGATATTCTTTAACAAATCAACGCCTACAGCACGTTTACCTGATAAGAAAGCATTGAAGTATGGCTCAGCTGAAAAAACCGCTGTTTCGACCTCTGTGCTTTCCAAAATTGCATAAATAAAACGCCGTCCGTTCTCGGTCCGCATAATAACGTCCAAGTCGTCCAGCGCTTGTTGTGCAAGCATATTCATTTTTTTGTTTTTCATTAAATCCCGCCTCCCAGAAGTTGATCTAATGCATTGCCACCATTAGCAGGGGTTTCACTCATCAACCTAGCCGCATCAGCATAATCCCTAACAGCAGGCGCAGCAGCAGCCATCTGTTCAGCTTGCATTTGTTCCTGCTGTGCCTGAGCACGTTGTTTGCGAAGTTCAGCTACTTCGTTTTCATCACGCACTATCTTTTCTTTGACACCGGTAGATTCTGCGAAACCTCGTACAGCTGCATCAAGATTGATGATATCAAGCACTTCAGGCTGAGCAGCAGCAAGATTACCAACAAATCCAACCGTACGCTCAATAGCAGGTATTTCAACCATTTTCTGGGCTTGAGCCAAGATAGAAATGAAGGATACTTTTAATTCGCTTTTGTCAATTTCCTCCGGCATAGGCGGAAACAACCCATGTCTCAAACAAATATCAAAAGTGCGAAGCGTCATAGGTTCTAAAACCTCATTGTGCATTTGCTCAAGTACCGGGGACAACATCAGGAGCTTTTCTTCATGCCGCTCTGCAATCTCACGCGCAGTCATTTGAGGTCCATCCTGAGAGGTAATCATCATAAACAAATCATTATAGAACGTTTCAGATATCGACTGCCGTTTCTCCTGGGACAATGCTCCTATACCTTCATAAGCCTTTGCTCTTGGATCTACAAGTGGATAAGCCTGCTGTACAGTTCCATCAGGATAAAAATTTAGTCCTCCTGGCATTCTGTCAAGCTTCTTCATTGAAGCAGGAAATGCCATCGCCGGATCTGCAGCATTATCAATAGCCCTAAGTTTATTCTTCTCAATCTTCTGCAGCTGCATACAATCGCCCAAAGCGTTATGTCCAGGTCCAGAGCCATATACACCATTTGCAATCAAGGTCCAGCGCGGCATGAGGAACGGGCATTCCCTAAAACCTGATATCTTCAGGAATTTGTCATTAGCACCTTTTTCATAGTGATATGAGCGCCAGGGGAAATTGCCTAAAGACAATTTGTTAGGATCATAATCATCATTACGCTCTATAAGCATTTCAATATCAAAGTATGTTGTGATATTTCCGTTCTTATAAGCAGATTTCACGCTTTCCGATACGTTATCAATACCATATTCTTTAACGATTTGGTCTGCGCTTAACCTGAAGCGTCTAGCGAACGTATAAACTCTCCCCCTTGCATCTACACCGCCAGCATATTCACCGCAGGTGTACGGCCTCATCCATATGCCATAATTGTAGTCTTCCAGCATCAGAGAAGCCCCTGTACCAAATTGAGCCATTTCAGCCTCAATCTGCTGCAGCATATTATAAGCATTGCTCTTAGAATAAATGCTGCTCATAATCTCCTGGCAATCATCTAACCACATCCTTACAGCGTGGTAATTAGCTTTTTCTTCATCTTGCAGACCAAGTTCAAACCAAGGCCTTGACGGCGATGTCAACCCGCTGTGGATACCAGCTGCACATTTACCAACTGCTTTTTGGGGATGTGGGTCTATAAGGTATTCGTCACGTCTATGCCCTTCTGTGCTTTGGATATCTTCCTCAAACCTGCCCCTTGTCGGATTTATATACCGACTAAGCATCCTCCACGTTGGCTCATATTGGCTGCGCAATGTATAAAGCTGGGAGATAGTATGTTGTTTTCGTGTTAATTTATCGCTGTCACGCAGCATATCTTTGATATCCATAATCATTCTCCCAACAACATTTTCTTGACACTATCAGAGGTAAGCTGCCCGCCAGTCTTATTGGTAAAGCTTCTGCCACGAGCTTTAGAGAGTTTTTCAAGCAGGCTTTGTCTCTCTCCCTCTGTCGCACTATCAATAGTGGCCGCTGCTGTACTGCCAGGGGCGCTTTGTTTTATAGGCTCAACACTGCCACCGAATCCACCGCCGCCACCATGTAACTGCATCATAATCTTATGCATAGTCTCACCTCCCTTCACATACCGGCAAACGGATCATAAACCCTTTGTCTATTATCAAATTGTGCTTCTGTTATCGCCTGTTCTCTGCTTACAACAGATTGAGCAAAAGTTAAAGCTAGTGCGTCTGCTCTATTAGGAGAGGGAACACCTCGCTTTTTCATAGCTTCTTTACTTTCAAGTTGTATTAATCCGCTAGTATTAGGTACTGTTTCAGGACCCATTAAATCATCCGCTAAAGTCTGGTCATCTTCTGGTATAACCCCGCCTTCTTTCAACCAATCTTTCATATTAGCCCACATCTCAGCACGTTTATTTTTGCAGTCTGGCCTGTTTGACTTCCCACCAAAAGCAATCAGTGTCCACGATCTGCCCCATGCGTCACCAGCGCTCTTGATTCCTGTACCATAGCCTAGATCAATAAACACCGCATCAGCCTTGTATTCGTCCTCGAATCTGGCTAATATGCCTGCTATTTCAATGTCGTTATCGTTCTTAGTAGTCGCAAACAGCTTTTTCGTGAATAGCCCTTGCCTAAGATAAATAACTGTTTCGTCTCCTCCTGTCCATGCAGGATCACAGGCTATAATCACAGGAGCAAATCTAAATTGCTTTTCTTGTAACGTCCTACGTCTTGCTTCATCAACTAAGGCGGTACTAATAAATTGTTTCTCACTAGCCGAAGGGAATTCGCCCTTCACGCGAATTTTAAAGAAGTCACTATCCTCGCCGTATTGCACCCGCCAACCCTCAAGTTCGGCCTTGTTACTTATCTTAACAGTTCGGCTATCAATTTGTTTACGGTTCCATAAACTTCTGTTTTTATGAAAGCAAGCATGAAAACGTCCACTACTCTGAGTAGGATTTCCAAACACACACCAAATGATTTCGGTATCAGCATCTGTCATTGCACCTTCAGCTACTTCCCAAATGATATCCGATATCTCAGAAGCTTCATCGAATATAACCAGAGTTCGCTTGCCTTGGTTATGTAAGCCCGCAAACGCTGCAGGGTTACTATCATTCCATGGTATTGCATCTATACGCCATGTCTTTTCATGACCTTCTTGGTTAGAATAAATGCTTGTTGCTGAATAAGTGAATAAATCTCTTGCTACAAACAAGTAATACCATTTAGCTAACTCTGCCCAGGTTTTTGTTTTGAGTTGTGTATCTGTATTCGCTGTAACAACGCCCTTTGTATCTTCATGTGTCGATATAGCCCACAGAATAATCCATGCCACCATAGCAGACTTACCAATGCCATGTCCGGATGCAACGGCTTCACGGATAACCTGATCTGGCGTTTTTAATCCTTCTTTGATATCGTTCAGCAGTTCTATCTGCCATTCATCAGGTCCTTCTTTGTCTTCAAGTTGAGTATTAGGTTCTCCCCACGGGAATGCAAGCCGTACGAACTCCAAAGGATCTTTACTGACACTTCCAAGAAAGTCTGTTAATGCCTTTATATCCTTTTCTGATAAAGCAACTCTAGGCATCGCTATCACCCTTCTTACGACGGCTAGCAATTAAACCAGCAATATCGCCTTCAAGATTTACATCTAGTTGTTCTTTAAACAGCATATAGCGCTTACCCAATAGTTCTGCTGCCTTAGTCCTATCACTTAGTCCAGCATCTAATCCAAACTGGTCCTTTTCTTCTCCACGCATTACTCTTGTTAAATATTCAAGAACATCTTCAGCTGTCGCAATCTTATCACTATCAACTGCTGCCATTCGTGCATCTAAATATTGCTTTACCTTGTTATTTCTTAGCAATTTACTAGCACTAGCCGCCGCTGAATTATCATTCTTACACTTTGGATAAGCCTTTTTATAGGCTTCTGTTTGATTCCCACTCTCTATAAAGTAATCAACAAAATTCTTCTGTGCTTGGCTGATCTCATCCACTACTATCACCTGCCTTTAATACATTCACCAAATAATACAGAATAGCTATTTCTCTAAATGACCGAGCCATTTCTACCCTAACGCTTACACCCTTATTCTTTTTTCGCTCTGCCTTATCCGGGAATTTCTTTTTGTATTCTCCCCATGGCATGAGGTAATCTATTCTGTACATAGTACATACCTTAGATAGCTTCTGGCTATATACTTGCTCCCTTGAATAGAGGTATATAAAGCCTCTCATTTCTAAGGCTTTTATTATCTTCCTGATCTTGCTGGTTAGGTTCATCTTCATTCCATCACCACCTTGCAAATAAAAAAGCAATGTGCAAATTATTCACATTGCCAACAGTTTATATTAAGTTATATGCTAAATTCTGATATATATTACCGTGTTTCAACGGCTTTTTAAGACTAAATTATTTATGTAGATTAAATATGCCGCTGTATCACCCCAACGGTAAGGCTACCCCAAGTCTACAGATATGGTGCTCTGCGTTCTATGGGCTTCTTCACGGGCTGCGTACAGTTACCGTCTCTCATGCCGTTGTTTTGAACCTACCAGTGCGACCGCTGCAAGCCGCACGGTAGGAGCTATGGGTAGTTATCCGCATCATTCATATGATAAATTGCAGCTATCATATGCCATCATACGGCGAACACCATAGCCAAATATATGCACATACGGTTTATAACTTGCTCGGATAGTGAGCGGATTACTGCGTATGGCTTTATTGTAAGCCCACTTACTTACAATACTATTTTAACTCATCAAAACAGGTAATATGTCGGAAACTTTTTTTATTTTATCAAACCTTTTTTCAACGCCAAACCAACAGCATCCCTAAGGAACTCTTTGCGAAATTCATAACAAGTATCTCTATTCACACCGTTTAATTCTGCAATTATTTTCATCGGCTTCCTTTTTTCATATTTTTGATACATAACCTTACCAGTAAGCTGATTTTCATGTATCTTATACGTTTCTGCGACAACTTCAAGCCATAGCTCCGGATTCATTATTATTGACTGATATGGTCCATATCCAAACGATATCATACGTACTGGCTCAACGTTCTTCAATGCTACTGTTTCTGTAGGATTGCTGATAAAAGCATGACCACCACCGCCCGTATGTCCTTTCCTTGCAGTACGCTGCTCTTTTTCCTCATCGACAGCTTTTTGTATTTGCTTACGATCCCAAAAGTAACGCTCTACATGCTTAATATACTGTTCTATTAGCATATCAGTCTCCTTCTAGCTTTCCTTTTTTAATCGCTTAAATAATGCTCTAAAAGGATTTATACTATCCTCATAAGATTGGAGGAGCGTATTCATCATAACTTCTCTCTGTTTACGATCTTTTTCCTCTTCTTCAATCCAATATTCTTGCACCCATTCTCTCGTACCATCTGCACTTTCAAGCAAATACAAGATACCTTTAGAATCTAGTTTAACACCAAGTACTTTACGTTTTCCCTTAGGCACATGTACATTATCGCCTATATTAAACTTGCTCTCTATTGTTAATAACATTTTGCATCACCTCCGACCAAAACAAAATACTAAAAACCCACACATAATAGCAAAATAAATTATCATCGCTAAATTATCGCCTATTTCAATCATTATGCTTCACTCACTTTCTAATAATCGGATAACGTCAATGGACTTGATTTCCCAATTATCAGGCGGGTTAGTCATAATTGCACAGATATAATCATCCAATTCATCACTATTGTTAGGGGCTGCCTTAGCAAACGGGCAATTTTCGCAATGATAATGTTTTCGACATTCGTCTTGAATGGTCTGTAAGGCTACTATTAATTTTTTGTAATCTGTCATTTTTCTTCGCCGTCCTTTCCTGCGCACTCTTTGCAAAGCACCTTTGTATCAGTTAATACCGCGGTATCTTCATAAACCTGTTTTCCGCACTTTGCGCAAAGTAGCCACCAGCCATGCGCTAAAAATTCTTCTGCTGGTATATCGTCCATATCTCTATACTTATCAGCCAACGGCAGGCGATAAGGGCGAATGTCCGTAAATTTTTCGTCGTGTTCAGCGGCAAATAACGCCTTTGCCTTTACTGCTGTTTCTGCCCATACAATGTATGTATTTCCATGATAATCGTCGTCCCATGCGTAAGCCTTTAGTGTCATTGCTCCACCGCCCTTACTACCCGCAACGGGCATTCTTTATCTCGCTTTTTAGCTTCTCCGTCAACATATTTTTCTAACATCAAACATACGCTGAAAACATATTCATTATCATCGTAATAGAATGGACACGCAGCACATTTTTTCGGCATTTTTAGTCCTTTTACAGCTATCATTTGTTTCACCTCAATCATCACACACAGCTTGACCGCAGTATTTACAATAATGGGCATCATTATCTACTAATTTCCCGCACTCGGGACATTTCCAACCTACTGGTAAGCCGTCATCTGATAATAAGGGGCTTACTTCCTGGGGTATTTGCTTTCGAGCAGCCGTCAATACTGCTATATAAGCATCCCTTTTCTCGTTCATAGGCATTTTCCATATGATTGGCTTTAATAAAGCTATTGATCTTTCTAACTTTAGTATGTTCATTCAGTTTCACCGTCCATTTTTGCGCCGCAGTTCGGGCAGTATTTTTTGACATCGCAAATAAATTCTAAAACATGATGGCACTCGGAACACTCAACATGCCATGCTTTTTTAGTAAGCCAATGCCCATGCTTACGTTCTTCTACAACTGGCATTGTATCAAGCCTATCAGCAGCACTTTGATAACCACTTCTAATGCCGTCGAAAAACTCACCCCAACCGTGTATATCTCCAACCATTCTTAATAGCTCCGCTTTTGCCGCATCTGCGTCTATTAATCTCATAGTCTATTCACTCTCACTTTCAAGCCAATGTTTTATACCAGTTTCACATGGCATTTTTTTACAGTTTTCGCCGCCTTGTCTGTAAACACATATTTTATGACACGTATTTCTGCCTGCTGCCTCAACAAATGCTGCCATTTCTTCAAGGCTCATAGCTTTAATTCTTTCGTAGTTAGTCATTTCAACCCTCCTGTGAGCAATGCTATTCCAAATAATACAAGTGTTATAGCCCCTATAGTGTGAGTAATGACATATAAGCGGCTATGTCTGTCACTGCTGTCAGTCAGAAGTACCAATATAAACCAAAAAGCTGACGCTATAGCCACAATAATAGATGCTGTAACGACACAATTCATTAGTAAATAAATAAAATCCATGCTATTTATTCTCCCTCTTCCTTTATCCACTAATCATCTTCTGGAATGCTCTCGGTTTCGTCTATATTTTCTTCATATTCACTTTTGCTAATTATCATAGCTTTTGTGCCACCGCTCATGCTTATTAAAGCGTTTATAGCTGTTTCTTCCCAATGGTTTAAGTCTGTCTCAGAAATGAATTTACTGAATTCTGCACCAAATTTCATGTAAATATCGTTGTCAGATTTCAAATAAATCGTTATAGTATATGGCATTGTTCTTCACGCTCCTTACAGCAATACGCTTTCATCTACTCCACCGCCTTAGTCGCAGACATATTTTTTATTAACATACGCTTTGATATCTGCAGGATCAAATGCTCTGTCACATTTTGGGCAGCAGGGCAACATAGCATTATTACCCCGACCCATATTCTTTTCCATTTCTTTAAGTGCTACTCTGTATGGTTTATAGCTGTGGGCTATTTTCCAAAACCGTCTAGCACTTTCCATGTATCTACCCCATTCACGGTTTTGCCGTTCTTCAAAAATTGCGACCATGAGCATTGCTGCAAACGGATCTATAACTGCACCGCATCGGTCGCAAAATATGAGATGACTTTCTTCATCTATGCAAAGTTGTGGTTTGACATAATCAACACCATATTTATTATTTTCATAACATTTACAGGCCGAAAAAAACTTCTTTTTTGATACCATACCTACAAGACTTCTAATTTTCTCCACTACTCCACCGCCTTAAACTTCTCTAAAATCAATATCCGGGTACTTATAAAGCAACATCTTCTTTTTGATCAGATACACCTGCGTCCGCATACCCTTTGTATCGACGTAATATATATGCCCGTCAGCTTCCGTCACCTTAAAATCAGCTCGATAAATAATCGGCCTTATCTTTTTACCGTCTCTCTTATAACCAGGCTGTAAAACAAATTTTGGCTGTAGTTCAACCTCTTTTACTGTACCTTCGCGCATCATCCAGTGTAACTGCCAGTAATAGTCAGCTTCTTTTTCGCTGTCAAACCGTATGCCGTCTACTTCCGTAATTTTATTCTTATACTTCATAATCGGTTCACAACATGGTAAAGCCGAAGCAGGCGTTACACTGTCAGAACGAACTTTACTTATAAGGTGTGCCGGCAGTTCATTCCACGTCGTCATTTATTACTACCGCCGATAACATAATTTCTAGAGCTTTCTTCTCTCGCCTTAACCGGGCATTTTTACCGCCGAGCTGACTATTTTTCCGACGCAGATGTTTGAGTTCCGTCAAAGCCTGCAGAAGTACTGACTTTAATACCGGTATATATTGATCCTCCGGCTCATCTTTAATCATTGCCATCATGGCTTTTATATCCAAGGATTTCACATTTAACCACTCCAAACTTATATTTAAAAGGCCGCCCCCCTACGGGTTAATCACCTCCGCAGGGGTATACTTCCCTTTATGCTTGTATATAGTTAGTATGCGCGGCCGTTTTAACTTATCGCCAGATCTGCCACTCTACAATAACCTCTGCCAACGCACAACCGAGCTGCCATAGGAAACCTGCAGCAAAGATAAATAATAATGTGTATACTGCTTCACGCTTCATTTTCTACCTCCACAATTGCCGCGAACACAAGATATACCTGCTGCGGCACACAACCATTACCTAATGCCTTTAGTCGTTTCGCCCTGTTTTTCTGCCCAACTATTACTCTTGGCGGTTCATATGCGTATTGCTCTACATTTATCGGAGCAGTCCAGCCGGTCCAGCTTTCAATATCCTCATTTGCAACATCTATGTCAGTCCATCCTATTGGTAATCCCATTAGTAGCTCAACCCAATCGGCATTTAACTGTCCTTCTGTTTTATTCAGTTTCACCTTGTTGGCCAACTGATTTTTAACTTGGTCTACGAGTGTTATTGCTGACTGACCAGTTTTTAAACACTCTTCATAAAACATCTTAGATTTAGGCCCTTGTGCACCATTATGCGACTGCGGAGTTCGCCAATATGCCTTTACCTGATTATTTACTCCTTGCTGTTTGCTTTTAAGACTGCGTCGATCGCTACAGTCCGAAGTATGCCACAATAAACACTCGCTCTCGTTTATGTGGTGCTCCAACATCGGCAGCTCCATAGCATGACCATCCAACACGATACCCCATTTCGGCCAGGTCTCGGAGTACAGTTCCGAATCCTCCCCCCCGAATCCCGGCAGCAGAGATTGACAGTAACCCTGCCACGTTTTCAGCCACAACCCATCTTGGTTTAAGTTCGCAAATAAGCCGGGCATACTCTCCCCAAAGACCGGAGCGGGTAACGTTCCCTTCACTATCAACGAAACCAGTTCTTTTACCTGCTGTGCTAACATCTTGGCACGGAAATCCTCCGCTGATAATATCGATCTTGGGTATTCCATCAGTTTTAAGTTTTTCTGCCGTGAGTTCTCTGACATCTCTGTAAATTGGGACACCCGGAAACCTCCTTTGCAATATTTTTTGCGGGTATTCTTCGATTTCACAAAAAGCCACTGTTTCTATTCCCGCCCAGCTGGCAGCAAGGTCAATCATACCTGCTCCGCTAAATAGCGATAACATTTTCATTGTCCTCACTCCTGCTCGCTACTTATGCTAACGCATTCCTTGTCCTGCAATCTTTTAAAGTTATTAAATATCTCCCGTGCTTTAACAGCCCGCGGATCATCTGACCACATCAAGCAGTTCGGGCAAATATGCACCTCAAAATATCGGCTGGCTACATGACTCCCCGCCGTTGTATCCTTATGGCATATATCGCAATTCATAATCTCACCTCAAAACGGTTCTGACTTATTAGTGTTCAGCTTGTCAAAATGTTCTTCGCCTAAAATCTGTAGTTCTGCCATATCTGCAGCAAGGTTATACATTTTTGCGTGCTTATTATTTCCATGTGTATCGGTAACCTTAGCTCTAAATTCGGCAATAGTCCCTAAGAAACAACCACAAGACACTGTTATACCTTTGTCTTTATTTTTGAAAAATGTCGTAAAACTAAATCTACTACCAATGCGACCGATCAATAAATAGTCAGCGTTGCCGCACACCCAAGCGTTGCCGTACACCCAAGCGTCGTCGCACACCCTAGCGTTGCCGTACACCTCAGCGTTGCCGTACACCCAAGCGTCGCCATCTTGCGCTAAGTTATCTTCTTTTTCCACATATCCACCAAGTTCACCAGCTTCAACACTTCCAAAGCTAATTAAAGCCTTAATCCTAAATAATTTCTTGCCCCATTTTTCTATAAACTCTGCTGTTAATTCATACTTTTTCATAGTTACCTTGCTCCTTATAATCAAACTTTAGTTAAATCACCTTGACGACGTGTTGACTGTTTAGGTGTTACATCTGGCACTAACGGATGGTATTTATAACACCGTTCACGATCAGCGACCACATAGGTAAATCCGCTTTCTTTGTCCACCCTCAAAAACGGCTGGTGTCCACTGTACGGGCAATCACCAGTGTTAATGCATTCAGCGCATTTTCGGTCAACGTCTGCGATAAAGTTAATATCGCAGTAATTGCGCTGCAAGAAGCTATCGTCGGCGTCAGGGAAAATCCTCTTTGCTGCAGCTCTAACTTTATCGCTTATTGGTGGCCGTAGCTCACCAAATGTTTTACCAGCATCAAGGTCAGCAAATAGCTTCTTCACAAACTCATTCGCCGCTTTAGAATTACGCTCAATAGCTTTCTTTTCTTCGCGAATTTTATTCTGCCGAACTATCGACAGCGCTGTATTGATGTCGAACCACGTTGCCCAGCGCGTATTGTTATTGGCCACCCACTCAACAGCTTCTGCCCAATCTTTGACCTGTGTATACTTGTATTGCTCCAGCGTTTTAGCCATAAAGTTTTCCCGCTGCACATCATTCATCGGTGGTGGAGTTAAGCCAGCTGCCCGCCATACCACAAACGCAGCCTCTATATCGCCGATATCAAGCATTCAAATCACCTCACCATGCCCATTCTTTTTTCTGCTCTGTAACCCGTATCTCATCTTCCCAACGCCTATCCTGCAAGAAGGTTTCAGGGTATGGAATATAAGCCCCGTTGCTTTCTTTCCAACGGCTTGTTTGCTTATACTGCTCAACAGCAGCTATGATTTTTTCATACAGCTCCACACATGGATCAACCAGCTTGTTCCACTCGATTTTAGCTACAGGCTTTTTCACCTTCACTGGGTATGCTTCCCAAAATCGGGCAAAATATTCTTCCCGCTCACAATCAGGCGCTTCTTGTTTCTTTTCGTTTTGTTTATTATTAATAATATTATTTATATATACTTTCTTCTCCGCGCGAGATTGTGTTACAGGTTGTGTATCAGTTTGTGTTACAAGTTGTGTTACAGGTTGTGTATCAGTTTGTGTTCGGTATACGATACACAAATCAAATATCTGATAAAAACCTGATCGACTACCTTTGCCGCCCTGGTATGAAATCAGCCCCATCTGAATTAGAGTATTCCTATGCCTACTTAACTCAGTCCGAGAAATTCCACACACCGATTGCAGCATCGTGCTGGACACGGTAAACTCTTTTTGCCAGCCGCCTAAATTGTTGAAGTGCAATAATGCCATATACAAATCAGCAGCTCGGCTATTAAGTTGGTTGAGTAACCGCCAGCTCCAAAACGCATTCATCTGTGCAACGTAGTTCATGATAATCCTTTCAGTCGTCTAAATAATTTCTTCCGATGATCTTCATAAAATCTTCTCTGCTATGGGTTTCTTCAAACTTACGTTGGCATACCCTCTTCAGCAGTAAATCTGTTTGCCTCTCTTGGTGCGGGCTGTTCTTTCCCCTATGTAACTCCGGAGTAAGCCAAACTTTAAAACCATATTTTTCACTTATTTTTCTCAACGGTCCAAAGAAACAATGATGTTCTTCAAGTGGTACATTTTGCGCTCCAGATAGATAACAATATTTTTCCATCTGTATGATACTCTTAGACATTTTATTTACCCCATTCTGCAAGCATAAGCGCCCTGTCAGCGTCGGAAATAAGATTGACACCGATCTCCCTTGCATCGTTAATAGTGCCGTCCAGTAATCGACTAAACTCAAGCGTATTGTATGTGCTACTGCCAAAATAGCATTGTAGTTGTACGCCTGTTTTTCCGTTGACAGTAACCTCTCCCAAGTCCTTAACAGCACGCCACTCTGACTTAAATCGTTCTGCGGCGTTGTGCTTTGCAATAATATGAGTAAATACTCCGTAACGTGACAACATTTCAAGATATAGCGCATCTTTATTTGTCCGTAGTTTAGCTGCCATTTCATTGAGCAGAAACCATAATGCCGCATTAGCATCGAGGCTACGATTCTTTCTGACAAGTTTTAATTCGAGCTGCAAAGGTTTACCCTCGTCAGCTTTTTTCTTTAGTTCTGCGACCTCTTCTGCCTCTGATGGTGACAGGGGGACTATAAGACTTGCCCCCTGCCATGTCTGAATCAGCTGAAGGTCTTTTACCGTGGTTTTCATTTTACTTCTACTGCCTTAGCGTTTATCGCAGCTCTTATGGCCTCATGGGCATTCACATATTTATCGTCGTTTAAGAGTTTTTCAAGTACTTCAATTTTCAAAAACTCAACATCATGCCAATCACCGTTTTTATCCTGGATTTGACACTGTACTCCGTTGATAAACCTTACCGCTCCATTCTCACTAACTGATGTAATGTTAATCGGACTTTCTACAGGTTTTTTATCCTTTTTTTCTTGCCTTGCCATTGCTTTTTCTCCGTCATCATCTTCCTGCGCCAGACCAACCATCGCGGCAAGAGCATATCTTCTGCCGTAAGTAATTGCGCTGCCAATGGCTTGCGGATCTAATTTAGTGACAGTCATTGTTAGAGTGCTGGATATATACTGCCCGCTTGAATGTGCAAGCATCGTTGTAATGTTCAGTCTGCCGTTCTCATTGATTTCTTCCGGCATCTGGATAACTGATATTTCATTTGCAGTTAATGCTTCTCTGCACGTGTTCCAACATTCAGCCAGATCTGCATATTTACTTTTGAAAAACGGATTACTGCTGCTTTTCTTTGCCCCTTCAATCTGCCCCTGTGCCTTTGCCAAAGCGGCGGCAAGTTCATTTATCTGTTCACTCTTCAACATTGGTCAGACCTCCAGTCTTCTATTTTATTTTCGATAGTATTTGCGCTGTTATGAATCCACTTTAGAAGCACGCTGACTTTGGCTTCATCCCCATCTAGATCATCCATTTCTTTCAGATTCTCTAGAATAGCCTCTGCTTCATACCGAAGCGAATATACTAAATCATCAAATTTATCCATACTTGCAATCCTCCAATTCTTTTGCTAAAATGAAGGTGGACGCTAAACTTCGTAAAATTTACATGTCCACCCTGAGCTATCGAAGCTGCAACTTCGGTAGCTCTTTTTCTTTTGCCTATTCATCTCAACACCCCTACAGTCACTACAGCAGCCATAATAGCAATGTATGTTCCGACAAATATTGCAGTAGTTGCTACGGTAAAATCTCTAATCATAAGCCTGCCACCTGCCCCATAGCGTAACCTATGTCATATATCAGCTTAACTACTGTTGCTATAGCCAAAGCAGTTAAAGACCATACACAAGGCTGTTCCTTAATACTCTCTTTCATCACTACTGCTGTTCCTGCTACTTTGATTAATGCTTTCATAATTCAACCTCCTATAAAGCCTTTAACGCTGCTTCAAAATCAAAATTTTTTCTTCGCTTACGACTTCGCTTTATCCCATTAGATCGATATTCCATATTCTCACGCATAACTTGTGTCAAAGCTTCGTCAACTAACGGAGGATCTAATCTATACACCTTACCAATCCGAAGGTATGGGACAATTCCTTCACGGCAATATCTTCGGATGGTAACCAACGATAAGCCTCTGCTTTTCGCATACTCGTCACACGTCACAAGCTCCATCTTCCTGATCCTCCTTTCTTTCAATTTCATCCATTCCCTTCTACTTTAAGTAGAACTACTTGTTAAAAAAAATAGTATCATACGGAAAGCCTAAGTTTTTCGAAATAACCTTTGCTTGACCAACGGTAACATTATCTGGGTTTTGTTCAAGTTTACGATACGTTTGAACATGGATTCCTAGAAGTTCCGCCATATAATCTTGTGTCTTTTCTCTAAGTAACCTGGCTTGTTTTAACGAAATATCTTCCATTTTATCGCCTCCTATGTGTTGCCTCTGATAATATTCTAATCTACTTTCAGTAGATTGTCAACCGCTAAAAGTAGATTTTTCCCATATCATCATTGATTTTCTTCTACTTTCAGTGTATTATATAAAAAGAGGTGAAATCATTGGGAATAAAAGAGAACATAAAATTACTAAGAGAAAAATATAAACTATCTCAAAAAGATTTGGCCCTTATCGCGGGAGTTACGGATAAGGCTGTTTCTACATGGGAAAGTGGTGCAAAAGAACCGCGAATGGGTGCCATTCAAAAAATAGCAGATCATTTTGGATTAAAAAAAAGTAATCTCATTGAAGATAATGGCCTTACCGAAAAACAGGGTTATTACATTGATCCTGAGGCAGCAAAGATGGCCCAAGAACTTTATGAAAATCCAGGTATGCGTATATTATTTGATGCGGCCAAAAATGTATCTCCGGAAGATTTAAAAGTAGCTGCAGAACTCATTTCAAGAATGAAAAAGAAAGAAGAATACGAAGAGTAACAGGAGTGATAACCATGATATCAAGGGTGGTTCTTGCAGACCTTCCTTGCAAAATAGGTGGATATTGCGTTACAAATGCGGATGGAGAAAAAATATGTGTCTTGAATGCACGTCTTACCTATGAAGCAAACAGAAAAACTCTTCTGCATGAGCAGGAGCATATTATAAATAATGACTTTGATAACTATTGTTTTGTTGATGAACTTGAAGCTCAACGTCATAAATGAATTTAATAAAAACTATAAGTATAGAGGCACTAAATTATGGATAATAAATTTAAAATTAACACTATTAATCTTACTAACATTTTGTTATTAATTATCATATGTATGCTTTGTTTCCAAGCGTATCAAATAAATTTAATATCACAAGAAATTGATAGCCTTTGGCTTATTCAATCTGGTATAGATGATGTATCTGACGACTTGCGCTACATTCAACGTGAGCTGTCTGATATACAGTCTTACCTTATAAGTTTGTAAAAACATCCCTAAAAATATAATAAAAAAGGACGTGAAGCAATGTACGGCGACGGAACAATATGGTACGACAAAGCACGAAAAAAATATTGTTACGACTATTGTGACAACGACGGTAAACGTCACCGTAAACGCTTTGCCACCGAAAAAGAAGCCAAAGAATTTAAGAAAGAAATACGGGCAGAACGTGATAAAGGAAATCTTACATCCTCTTCTATTACCATTGGAGAATGGGTAATAGAATTTTTAGAAACATATCAAAAACCACACCTGCGCAGCAACAGTTTTGCAAGGCAAAAACAAAGTGCTAATAAGCTTGCTCCTATTGCGCATATACCAATCGACCAACTCAGCGGCAAAGAAATACAAAAGCTGTATAATAGCTATGACGGTGTTTTAAGTACCTCTTCAATAAGTAAGATACATAAGTTACTTTTCGCCGCTTACAAGAAAGCTGTGGCTCTGAGAATGGTACAATATAATCCAATGCAAGCTGTTGAACCGGTGAAAATCAAATATAAAGAAATGTCAGTATTTTCTTTTAGTGAACTGCTTCGCATCTTCCGTGTACTACGGACCAATAAATACTATAAAAAATACTACACATTATTTTATTTGCTCCTTGTACTTGGCTGCAGGATAGGTGAACTTCTTGCAATAAAATGGGAAGATATTGATTTTGATAAAAGAGAAATTTGTATACAACGCGCAAAAGACAGTGGTACTGGTCAAGTATTCCATGATCCTAAAACAAAAGCCGGTATACGTTATATTCCGATTGTCTATGATGCATGCATAGAAAGACTAAAAGCTATGCAGACAAGTGGTAAAATCACTTATATAAACGGCTTCGTATTTTGTACCGAAAGCGGCAAAGCCCTTAACTATGGAAATATCCGACGTGCTTGGGTAAAGATATGTGAGTTGGCCGGAGTAAATAAAAATATCCACACATTCAGGCATACATTTGCAACAGCAGCACTCACCAAAGATATACCCATCTTAGAAGTATCAAGGTGTCTTGGACACGCTGATGCAAACACAACACTTAAAATGTATGGACATGCAATGCCAGGATTTAACAGACATATAATAGACCTTTTTCAGAAGAAAAAAACAAAGAGTGCGACCAAAACTGCGACCGCAAATCAACAAAGCTAGTTATACCAATGGTTTTCAAGTTTGCAATAAGCCCTCCGGAGCCGTGTGCGGTGGTTCGATTCCACTCGGGCGTACCAATAAAAAACTACCGTCAAAGCCTAGTTTTCAAGGGCTTTGACGGTTTTTATTTTTTGTGAATCATATTTTTGATAGTGCCGTAAGAAGTCGTGAAATGGCATTAAAAAACACTAAAGTGCGACCAAAACTGCGACCACTTTTGACATATTAATGATGATGTTTCCCCGCTCTCCACAGATAAAAAACTTTACCTGCTCCAGCATCAGGATCGTTGATGTATGCCTTGGCAAATTTTACATATTGCGCAACATCTTCTCCCCAGAGATTCGAATAATCGCTATGCAGCATATTCATTAAATAATACCAGTCGTACTTATTGGCATGTACACCGTTCTGATCCATAACACGGGTAGTTTCTTCTACTGTCCAATGTTCTCCGGTAGTACCGTCAACATTTTTCATTTCCGAAACTGCCTTTTTAGCAAGGTGTTCATCAAAGTGCGGACCATAAGCTATACAATGAATTTTCATCATTATAGCTTCGTAATCTTCCTCATCGATGACTTTGATTTTTTCTAATGCACAGCAAACAATATCGTCAACCTGTTCTTCTTTTAATTTGTCACCGTCAATATGCTCTGCATAATGATCGTACTTATGCATTATCTTCACCATCCTTCTTTTTAGGTTTTTCCGAAAGATTTTCAAGCACTTTCTTTGCAACCTTTTTAGCTATTTCCTGACCTTCTCTACTTGAAAGAAAGGCTATTGTAAAGCCAATCAATAAATTGCCCATTGCCAACGCCTCATTTCTTTAAAGTAACAGAAGATGGAGTAACTGTAGGCGGTGTAATTTGTGGCCATACAAAAGCTGTGCAGCAAAGATTATTACTGCGAACCACTGCTAAGGGCGGTTCTGTCATCACACGCAAATTATAAATTTTTCTGCTGCGGATTTGATCTGCTCTTACTCCATCACCACAACGGTTAATCATTTGAATTACTGTCCCGCCTGTGCCATTTAAAATAACTACCGGCAGTGTGTCAGCACCTGCAGGGATTGCCTGGGCAATTAACAAACAAATCTTTTCATTATTATTTATTGTCATCGCCGGAATTGTAATTTGCAATTCATTAGCAGCAACTGCCACCTCAGTACTGGCAACTAAATTAGGACATACTTTACATCCATTATTTCCACACATATTATCATCTCCTATAAAAAATAGGGCGGATCTCTCCGCCCTGTATCACGTCTTACGACGGAGCCTTACTTTTAAACTCCTTTAAGCCATGTTGCAACCGCCGTTCAGGCTATTAATGCCCAAACCATTGATAATGCCGGCATTCGGGCAAACTGCGCCGATACCAGTAACCTCAGGTTTCGGAAGCATACGGCAAGAGATAGAAGCCAGTTGAGCTTCTACAGCGTTGAATTTAGCATCACTGTATACGCGGTTTTCCAGAACGACATTTTTCGTACGTTCCTGAGCAAGTTGATCACGCAGGTTTTGATACTCATAAAAGTCAATCTTCGTACCGAGTGCAGAGAAGCCAGCCATAGTTTGCTCTTGGGTTTGACGAGCAGTATTCTCAATCAAATATTGAGTACGCGCGCTGTCGATGATTCCCTGTTTTTCTACCTGGCAATTAGATACAGCATTGCAACCATATGCAGGAGCAGCACCGTTATTGTTCCAACCACCACGATTGCCTAAAAAAGCAGCAAACAGGATAATCAAGAAGATAGCAATCCCCCAAGTGTTAAAACCGCCATAATATTTTTCGTCCATCTGCAAACAACTCCTTTCTTGATATTTTATTTATCACATCAGCGTTTAAGCTGTTGTAACCCTGCACGTAACCTTGCTAAATTATCATTTGGCTGTTGCCCTTGATTAATATCAGGCTGAACAGTTCCGCCGGTTCCCTGTAAATCACCGACTATATTTTTTACTTTGTTAAGATCTACACCAGCAGCCTTAGCAATAAATCCAGCCATAGGATTATTTAAATATCCATTGACCTTAGTAACAATGTCTGAACTAACACCATTCTTAGCCAAAGCGTTTAGCGCATCACCCTTACTATTAACCTTGTTCGCTACATTCATCGCCGTCGCCCATGCTTCCGCAAGGCGGTTCGTGTCCTGCTGGTTTAGTCTCAGCATTTGTGCTACAGCTTGTGGATTGATCATTTTTAAGCACCTCGATTTCACGCTTCATATTCTGCATTTCTTTCAGCATATCTGCCATAAGTTCCGTTTGCTCCTGCATCTGCTGTTCTGGTGTTTTAGGTTGGGTAATTACTTTAAGTTCAACAAGCTTGTTATAATATTCATTACTGATTTTTTCTAACTCATCATACGCATTTTGAGTAACTCCAATCTTCTGCCTGTTCCCATAAAAATCAACCTGAATAATATTTGTTCCATCTACAATGCAAGTCATCGTTTGTGGATATGTAGTAAGTACAGAACTGCTTGTAATTCCTAAATTCATATTGCCACTCATAGTCTTGCCTCCGTTCATTTATCTTAACTATATTATCCGTTAAATCAGCTCTTATAATCCGTCAACATTCCCTCATAATTCCCTAATATAGGCATAAAAAATAAGAGGAACCACACA